CTTCAGCCACGGATGCTCCGTCTCGATCTGCCGGATCTCGGCAAACTGCCGGTCCGGCGTCCACTTGACGCCCTCGTTCGGCGTCCGCGTGCAGCCGTAGAGCTCCAGGATCCGGTAGAGGACCCCGTCATAGTCGACCGCCCACCACGCGCAGGAAAACGGCTTTCCATACCCGAAGTCATAGCTCCGGCAGACCGTCCACCCCTTGTCCGGCGCGAACGGCTCAATGACATGCGTCCACCGCCGGTCCCGGTAGTGCTCCGGCACGTCCCGGAAGTCCTCAAAGAACTGCCCCTCGTACACATCCCACGACCCATGCAGCCACGCCTCGCGCAGCTTTGGCGGCAGCGTCTCGAGCTGCTGCAGATAGTCCGGCTGCCGCTCGAGCAAGACCCGGTTGTCCGTCACCAACGCCTGCACGAAGCTGTAGGCGTCTTCCCGCTCCCCCGGCTCAAACCGCCGGTCGATGAACAGCCGCTTAAAATACCCGTGGCTCGGCCCGCCGGGGTTCAGCGTGTAATACGTCCGCTTCGGAAATCCGTTCGTCCCGCGCACGCAGGCGTTGATCGCGTCGATCCACGCCTTCTGCAGCTGCCCCGCCTCGTCGAGGAACACCACGTCGTACTCCGCGCCCTGATACTGCCCCAGATCCCCGTCGCACGCGCAGTAGCCGAAGGTCAAGACCGACCCGTTCGGAAACTCGAACCGCTTGTCCGCCGCCTTATACTTCGCCACGCCCGCCAGCTCCTGCCGGAGCGGATCGATGTGGTTGTTCTGCAGCTCCCGCAGCGTCCGCCGCACGATCAGCAGCTTGATCCCCGCGTACCGCAGCGCCAGCAGCTTTGCCTTCGTCCGCACGGCCCAGCTCTTTCCGCCGCCTCTGGCCCCGCCATAGGCGATGTGCCGGTGCCGGTCCAGCAGAAACCGCCGCTGCTTCTCGTTCGGCGCATCCATCCGCAGCTCCGTCATTCCGAAAACTCCTCCGCCTGCCCCGCAAAGACGACCCGCACGCCGCGCTCCTGCCCGGCCCCTTCGCCCTGCAGCTCCTGCCGGATCTCCACGGCCTGCTTCATCACCTTCGCCAGCTCCCCGAGCTCCTTGCCCGGCGTCTCGCCCTCCTTGATCTGCGTGAGCAGCCGGCGGGACATCGTCTCCAGCGCCTTTTCCAGATTCCCGGAGGCCTTTCCAATGGGGTCCGCCCGCTTTCTTGCGCCCTTTTCCTCACGCATCCGCATACCTCGCGTTGATCGCCCCATAGAGCTCGCACTTTTCGCAGTGCTTCGTCCGGCAGAAGATCTCCATCTGCTGCCGCTTCGCCCGGGCCGATACAAACGTCAGCCGCAGAAAGCTCGCATCCGTGATCCCCTCGCAGAAAATGCTCTTCCCGCTGTCCTCCCGGTAAAACGGGCACCAGACCGGCAGCACGCCGCTTTCTTCCTTACGCATCCGTATCCTCTCCTCTCTCGTACCGGTATCCGGCCTGCGCCGCCAGCCGCCGCAGCCCCAGCGCCTCCAGCAGGAATTCCTCCATGCACTCCTCGTGCACCACCGCGCCGTCCGCCGCCGCATACCGCCCTTCCGCCCTGCGGACCGGCTCCCTGCACCAACGGCAGCAGCCGCAGACCACCTCCATACCAGCTTCCTCCATCATATTTTTATGCGATTCAAGGTTGACAAAAAGCGCCGCAGCGGATACAATAAATGTATCTGAACTTCCCGCTGCGGCGGCTTTCGCTCCCGCATCTGCACGTTGAGTGTATCTCATTTTCGTGCGATTGTCAAGGGGAGTACGTCGCATATTCGTTCGATTCCACATTCTGCACAAAAGTGAGGTGGCTGATTTGTTCGTTTATACCAGATTTGAAGCCCTGATCCGCGAGACCGGCGTCACCAAAGCCTCGATTGCCCGCCGTCTCGGCCGGACCCCCACCATCTGTCAGGACTGGAAAGCCGGCAAATCCGAGCCGAACGACGAGCAGCTTTCCATCGTCGCTTCCGCCCTCGGCACCACGCCCGCCTACCTGCGCGGCACGACCGACGAAAAAAAGCTCCCCACCGAGCCCGAGCCCGGTGAGGAGGATCCGCTCGACGCGCAGCTCAGGGAGCTTCTTTCCCATGCTGACGACGATCTGAAGCAGGCGATGATCGCCTTTCTGGAGCGTTTTCAAAAAAAGTAAGAAATTGCTGCTTTTCTTCCCGGCTCAGCGCTTGAAACAGGCGTAAGATGGTCTCGTCCATCTCCCGCGCCCGTCGGTGCGTCTCGGTCTTCCCTTTCGGATTTTCCGGCATCCTGCATCCACTCCCATCCTTCCGTTCCGTTCAACCAGGTTCTTGCGTTCGAGGCAGTAACTGTATATTAAAACATTTGTTCCAATTTTTCAAGATGGCAGAACAACCAAACTATCGACGAAATTTTTTATTTCTCTGCTATTTCCCATCGCCTCCCGCCGCCCGGATTCCTCCTTGACGCACCGCCCATTCGGTGCTAAAATATCCCTATCCGCCGGTGTGGTGGAATGGCAGACACAAGGGACTTAAAATCCGGTGGGTCTATTTGCCCGCCGAACCTTAAGTCCCCAGTAAAATCAAGCGTTTTTCAGTTTTCATTTCCCGAATCAATAGCTCAGTTCTCTCCTGAGTTCTCTCCTGTCTGGAATTTACAGTTTTCATATGCCGCTGTGATGGAATCGGTAGACATAGTGGACTTAAAATTCACCGGTAGAAATACTGTACGGGTTCGAGTCCCGTCAGCGGCACCACCGTCAGGGCAAGCATTGCTTGCCCTGATTCTTTTTTTATAATGCCGCCTGCCAACGGTGGATTGACGATTGTCCCGGCAAGCCATCCATCGGCGTGCTAAGTGGTACGGTTAACATGCTTTCCATTGCCTCGCCTACTAAGGTCTTGGATGCTGTGTCCAAATGTGCATAGAAGTTTGCTGTAGTGTTGTAGGTGCTGTGTCCCAGCCAGGCTTGGATATCTTTCATGCCGACGCTTTGCTTTAGAAGCATGCTGGCGCAGCTATGTCGTAACCCATGAAAGGTCAGCTTCCGGAACTCATTCTTTTTCAAAAAACTGCGAAAATGGTCTGTAATGTAATTGGGCGTGTAGGGAGTTCCAAGCTTGTTCACATATACATATTCGCTGTCATGATAGCAGTTCCCACAAAGCCTTCGATTCTCTTCCTGCTCGTTTTTCATCTGGAGCAGCATCTCTTTGATCTGCGGCATCAGCGGCAAGCTTCTGCAGCTTGCTTTGTTCTTAGCGCGGTCTTTCGCTATGATTTTGAGTTCCCCATCAACTTTTACCTGAATAACCGTGTGGTCAATTGTTATACGATCACTTTCAAAATCAATGGCTTTCCAACGAAGTCCAACAATCTCACTTCTTCGCAGTCCATAATAGGCCGCCATGATAACAGGAAATTCGATAGGGTCCCCATGCACCGCGGAAATCAGATGCTCTGCTTCCTCCAGCGTATAAAAATTAGCAGTATTCTGAATCAGCTTTGGCCGCTTGACCTTGCCCATTGGATTTACACTGATCAGCTCCATTTCCGTCGCGTACTTCAATGCGCTCATCAGATTTGCGTGATAATGAATCACAGTATTGTTACTTACATGCAGTGTATTCTGGCAGAATGTGTAGAACTCTTGAATATGGATGGGCTTCAATTCCCCAAGCGTAGTCTTTTTCGAGCGAAAATAGGGCGCGATGCGTTTCTCAATGATACCTCGATACCCTGCGTATGTATTTTCCTCTAGGTTTGGTCTCACAATTTCGACCCAAGAAAGCATATAGTCCGCAAAAAGTATATCTGCACCGTTTGATGCGTCTGTGCTTTGGTAATTTGCACGCGCTTCCTCCAGCATCGCTTCTGCTTTCCGCTTATTTCCTTTTGCATTTAGTCCTGTGCTGATCCATTTTGTTTTTCTCTCGCCGCTCTCACTTTTCAGCTCGAGAACCATGTAGTATTTTCCTTTTTTAATTTGCAGATGTCCGGCTACCATAATTGAATATGCTCCTCCTTTCGGTAGCGGCGATATTCCTGCCAATGACTAGCTTTATTATATCATCGCCGCATAATCAGTGCAATTCAATCCAAAAGACTTATTTGAACGTCAAACATCTTTTATTCGTGTAGACGTCTCTCGTACAAACCTGATTACATCCTCTTTGGGGATGCGAAAGCCCCTTCCAATCCTAAAAAACGCGATTTCTCCACTGTGCAAACGTTGATAGGCGGCCTTAACACTGACCCCTCCAAGCATCTCACAAAGCTGTTCAATGTTGACAACGTCCGGATATTCTCGAAACATTTCCTGTCTGCTCATATTCCCTCCTATTAAAACTGTTGCCTTTTTGAGATTTCTTGAAAGGGTGAGATTAAGTATGTGCTATTCTCCGTAAGTTATTGCGGAAGTATTTTTTCTGGATCAAATCATAGGTATTCCCCTGTTTGTCTCCTGTTCACATTTATTTTCTTGAAAAGCTTTCTCACGATAAACGAAACACTTGCTTTGTAAATCTGTAGAAGCTTGCCAGATTGTCGATGGCCTCAGCGCGTATTTTATAGACAGTTCTTCTGGTAACGCCAAGATTTTTGGCGATCTCCGTCCAGCTTTTTTGGAAAAAGTAATGCTCCTTCAGAGCCGTGCTTTCCCGATGCTCCAACAGGCTGATATAGTATTGTAGACGTTCCCGTTCGCGAACCAATGCT